TCTGGCACCACTTTCTACTATGACCGCGTGGCTTACACTGGTCGTGTGATGAACTATAGCGAAAGCTATCCCGCTGATAACCTTGTTGAGGTGACTTTCGATCTGATCAGCCGTGGTCGCATTGGTATTCACCAAAATGCTACCAACACTGGCAGCATCATTCCGACTTCTCCCAATAGCTGATCATTCTTTCGTGATCAATTCGCTAGCCTGTTCCTTACTGGGACGGGCTTTTTAATGGACATTTCGCAACTGCGTGATACTATTACCACTCTTCTCTCTGCATCGCCCAATTTGATTGGTTTCTATACGTTACCAAACAATTCAACGATTCCTGCAGTCTATGTGGTTGGCAGGCAAAATGTGCCCAAGGAGTGGAAAGCCAAAGGACTTGAGGTGACAATTCGCGAGTTTCCCGAAAGGCTACCTTCTCCCATGGTGGGCGTATTGAGTGTTAATCAATTGTGGGAAGTTGTGCTAGTGCAATATACGCCTAATAGCGACACATTATCCTTGGCGATTGATCGCATGCTTAGGAGATTTCCCGATTGCACACCAAGATATTTCCCTGGCGACGACATTGCTTATGAGCGTTGCAGGATTATTGTTCCAGATCGCGTCATTCATCGCTTGTATCCCGAAACGCCATGAGTGCGATTATTGTCGGCGGAACCCTCCTTAACTCAAAAGCACTAGAAGCCAAACTCTTGCAGGCTTTTAAGGAATGGACAGAAAAAGATATTAACGAAGACTACTGGGAGGAGCAATTTATCTTTAAGGATTGGCCTTATAGAGGCACAACGATAAGAAAAAATCCTGGGGCGTTTATCGTAGAAGCTGGCGATCCTCGCGACATCATTGACTACGGAAATCTTTACCGAAGCGGAGTAGAGAACTATTCTTTTTCCATGGGAACAAACGCTGCAAGTGCTTCGTGGAATTGGGATGCCAAAAATAGCTCAGGTAAACCTTATGCTAGGTATGTTCACGAAGGAGAAGGCACCAATATTACTGCTCGAAAATGGACTGACGAACTGTATTATCCGCAAAAATTTGAAGCTAGCGATGTGCGTTTAGCATTGGTGCACCGAATTAAAACAGCCATGAACAGCAAATGAAGATTGATTACTTATGGAGCAAAGACAATACAGTGCATGCCATCAATTGCACCATGGACAACTCGGCTTTGGAAGTGGGCATTCTGTGCCTTGTTTCTTGCAGAGAAAGCACCATTAGAATAAGCAGCGACAATCATTCAATGCTGATTGAAGTGCCTAAAGAATTTCGCTCCTCCCATGAGCGAGTGAAGGTGTTCAACGCATTGCTTAACATTCTTGATCATGAGCAAATACAGCTTCCTTGTTCAGACCAAAACTGAGGGCTACTTTGAACTGCTGCCCGAAATCCGTCTGAAGAAATACGGCAGTTGGCTAGTTGCCGAATCCATTGAACAGGAGGAGATCAGCAAGCTGCAAAGCCAAGCTACCATTCGTGCCGTCCAGCTTGCTAAGCGCATTGCTGCATCTCGTGAGATCCCCTTGGATGAGGCTTTCGCTCTGCTTCAGGGCGGTGGTTCCATTTCCGAAGCAGAACTGCTTTCCGAGTTCACAGAAGAGACTCTGAGCATGATCAGCAGCGGCTCATCCGTTGAAGCCACCAACGCTCGCATGGTCACTGCCTTCATCCGCTCTCGCGGTCAAGGCCTGATCGAAGGTGAGTGGCAAGATCTCCCTGATTGGGAGATCGAAGACACTAAGAATCTTCCTCGCAAAGCCATTGCAAAAGTGGTGGAATTCATTGCTGAAGAGCAGAACGCTGAGACGCAGGAGGCAGTGGAAGCAAAAAAAGCAACGAAGAGGAATTCTCCTCAGTAGCAGAACAGCTCGAAGCGCGAGCGAGGCGGCAGCTTAAAAATTTGACAGATTGGAACGAAATTTACTTTCGCCTCTCTGCTTCAGACTTTAGCGATAGGCGATGGCATGCAGATCAATTTGGTCTGCAGCCATTGTCTGACGTGAAGCGTGCCCTTAAATATCTTGATCGTCATGACATTGCAAAATACAATGTCAGTAGCGTTGCCGTGGCCAAGCTTGGTACTATGGCAGCGGGAATGATGGCTGGCAAGAAGAGCAAGGTTAAGCCTGAGGACTTCCTGCCATTCGATACGAAGCAGCTCAAGAAGGACGATGGCGTTAGCGACGCAAGCTTGATTGTTCTTCAACGTTTAATGAAGACTAGGCGAATGGATGGGCGTGTCATTGCATTGCTTGCTGATGAACTCAAGAGTTTTAGTGGGCGTAATCAAGAGCAATGATTATAGAATGAAAGGAAAGTAAGCGAAAATTAAGATGGCAGCTCAAGACGCCGAACTGAAGCTTAGGGTAAGTCTTGACCTGGGATTTTTTAGGCAACAACTGGCGGGGCTGGGTCAAGCTGCTGCGGGATATAATCTGCCATTGCAGGTTAAATTTGATCGCAAAGGAATACAGCGCGAATTAAGAAATCTTGATCGGGCGATTGGCAAGAAAACAATCAACGTTGCATTGAATCTTGCTGGGGGCTTGACTAAAGACGAGTTCAACAAGATTAAACGTAGGTTAGATGACCTGCGAGTGCTTCGCAAGGTAGAAATCCCCATCAGTGTCAAGAATGGTGCCACTGGTAAGGATATCAATGACACCATCACGGCAATTAAAGGAAGGATTGCCGCTAGCCAGCAAATTAAACAAGGCGGCGGCAAGCTACGCATTGCCACCAGCATTAAGCCTTCGATTACGAATGCGGATGTTGCTGACTTTAAGCGGGCTATCAAAGACAAGTTTGCGGGAATTAGTGTCAAGGTTAATGCTGAACTTGGCGGTATTGGAGGAGGAAAAACACAAGCTCAAATTGAGCGCGATGCAATGGCTGGATGGCAGCGTGTCCAGCAAATGGGTAGGGAGCGCATGGGAGGAGTCTCCGAAGCTGCACGGAGGGAGAGTCTCAAACAGTCTCTTTCTGGAAGAAATATTGGAGAGCTAAAAGATATTGGATCTCAATTAGGAGTGGGAGGTGTCGCTAGGTTTAAGAACACGCAAAATCTGATTCAAAAAATCGTCACGGAAGCTTCCGTTGAGATGATCACGAAGTATCTTGATCCTCAAGCCGTGATGCGTAATCCAGATAGGAGCGGGCTAAACAAGGTGCTAGACACGTTTGCTCGTGGGCTATTTGGCATGCTTGGCATGGATGTCGCATCCATGCGGCAGCAAATGGCTGAACGCAGAGCGTTGCCTGGTATCAATTTCCCAGCAACTGTCCCCCCTCGATCTGCTTCTATCGGGCCTTCCTCCACTGGACGAGCATTGCCCCCTGGTGCCACTCGCGAAGCATTGCCTGGCACTGCTTTCGGTTCTCAGCGCTACTTGCCAACTGCATTGGGAGATGAGATGAAGCGTGTGCTGCGCGAGGCGGCAAATGCTTTCTTGGATACCATTCGTGCTGAAGTTAGGAAAGTAAATGTGCGCGACATTGGAGCCGCTGTTTCTCGTCAGCCATTGCTGGGTCCTGGCAGTATCGCTGGGATGCTTCCAGCCGCAGTGGGTCGCGAACCAAGTCGGTATGCAATGGGAGGCGAATCAAGGGAGCAAATGATGGCACGTCGCACCGCAGAAGCTTATGCACGTTCTGCATTGCGAGGAACAAGTGTGCTGTCTGATCGTCAAACGGCACTTCCTGGCACCACTTTCATGGGAGATGCCTTTGTTTCTGGAGGCGGGCGAGATCGCGTGACGGGGAGTGGCAGGGCTCCAGAAAGAGGCGGCGCCCTAGCTTTCCCAGGTGGAGCCATGGGAAAAGCAACGCAACTTTCTTCGTCATATATGGCGCTGGGAAAACTATCTGCCGAACTTCAAAAATCTCAGGAGTTTTTCAATAAAAATAAACTGCCACTGGCCGGTGCCATAGAAGAGCTTGCCGGAGAATTTGGAAATGCCACCAAGCAAGTATTGCTTTATGGAACAGCATACAAAGCGCTTGCATTCTTCATGGATCTTCCCAGTCAGGCCTTGAATGCGGCGAAAAGTCTACAAACATTTAACAACCAATTAAACGCAATCACCGGAAGCTCAGAAAATGCGGACAGGGCTTTTGCTTTTGTCGACAATTTAGCCGCTCGCTTTAATGTGCCATTAGAAAGCGCTCGCCAAGGATTCGTAAAACTTTATGCTTCCATGGCTCCTGCTGGTTTTAGTAGTGGTGAAATTGAAAATCTATTCACCGGAATCAGCAAAGCATCTGCCACTCTTGGACTTAGTTCCGACAAGGTTGACCGCATCACTTACGCCTTCTCTCAAATGGCCAGCAAAGGTCAATTGATGAGCGAAGAAGTTAGCGGTCAGTTGGGCGACGTAATTCCAGGCGCGTTGTCAATCATGTCAGAGGCCGCTCGCATGGACATTGCCACGTTTAAGAAAGCAATGGAAGACGGCGTATTCGTGGGAGAGACTTTCAAGCAGGTAATGAGCAATGTGCCTATTGTCTTAGAAAATCGCTTTGGCAAAGGAGCCGCTAACGCTGCAAAAACTCTTCAGGGTTCAATGAATGCTCTTGCTAATTCAACGCAAAAGTTTTATGAATCTTTTGAACCCATTGTTTCCATGGGCGCAGCTTCTATTTTCCCCATCATTGCTACGGCCATTAATGATGCAACGCAAGCAGTGCAGGCATTTACGGCTGCGATGCAGGGCAATACCACTCCAGCTCAAATGCTGGAAGGTAATGCCGCTCAGATTTACGGCGTATTGCAGCAATTAAGAGAAATCTTTGCAGCCGTTACAGGAGTCATCCAAGGCATGGCTCCAACATTGATGATCGTCGGAAAAACATTTTTGACAACAGCGGAATACGTTGCAAAGCTTATTAATACGCCAATCGGAGGCTTCTTGGCCGATTTTGCTGTCAAAGCTGGTATTGCGCTAGTTGCTGTTCAGTTGTTTGCAAAAACTGGAATAGCTGGATTAATTTCGCAATTGATCTTGCTTCAAAGAAGCACTGCAGCGGCAGGCGGCGGTCTTCTCACTTTTGCTGGTAATTTAACAAAAACAGCTACGGCTGCTAAGCTTTTCAAACTTGCGATAACGGGATTAGTTGGAGCCGGCATTTTATTTGGAATTGAAGCTTTAGTTAATGCCATTGGCAGAATGGCTAATCGCTTGTCTGATGCAAGAAAAAATGCGATTGCCGCTCGCGATGCTATTAAGTCAATGAGTGGCGCCGAGCTGGGCGAGCAAACTATTGCTCAACAAAATAAGCTTCAAGCTTTAAGCCGGGCTCAGAAAGCTGGGGGCAAAGTAGGATCCACAAAAGATCGTCAAATTTTAGAGCAGATGGGAATGAAGATTACCCCAACTGGTGGCACATTTGTTGGAGGCCAATTAATCGGCGGCCAGTATGCAGTTGATAAAAACT